CTACGCCTCCGGCGGCGACATGATCATCAAGACCATCGAAACCCGGGCAGAAGGTGAGCCTGACTCAATGCTCTTTTCTCAGGGCTTCGATGACTGGACGTGCGGTACCGAGGACGGCAGGGGGCTGACCTTCCCGGGTGTGGCGATGGGGGATGCGCTGCCCAAGAGTGACGGCAGCGGATACCAAAGCTTGAACATCGAAATTGATAACACTCTGGGCAACGTGCAGAAGGTCGTCGAGGAATACCGGCTTGCTGGGAAACGGATTTACATCACTCACCGCGAATACCTGCTGAGCGATCTGAGCTATCCAACATCGATTTACCACCTCACGGTGCTGGATCGAGAGTACGCCGATAACACAGCCAAGTTTTCCTGCGGGTTCTTTGACCTGCTGAACATTGGGTACCCGCGAGACAAGCTCACCACACTGGTCGCACCTGGCCTGAAGTACATCTAACCCATTCGGAGGGAATCATGATCGAGCCTCAATTGAAAAACATGAGCGATCTTCGTACCGCCGTTGCCAGTCTTGGCACAGAACACCTAAACGCTTTGGATAGTCTGCTGGCTGATTGCGCCAAGTTATGGGCGCTGGAAAGCAGTGTTCTGAACAAGGCCTATATGCTGCGCAATAGCTTCTGGGGGCTTTCGGATGAGACAGGGCCCGCTGGAGAGCTTCACGCGGCTATCACTGGGTTGCATATCGATCTGGAGGGGGTTGCCGAGCAGCGAGACCAGCTCCGAGAGAAGCTGGCCCTTATTGCTTAGGCCGCTTTTATGTCTGCGAGCCTTTGCCTGCCGAAAGGCGTTAAAGGTGACAGGCCGGTTTGCCTGACGATAAACCTGCCGGTTACCAATGCAGTAAAAGTGAAATTAATAAGGTGCTGTTTCGACAGTATCTGCGCCGCGTGGTTGTTCACTGCCTCCTTCAACACCTCAATTGTAATCTCACTGTTTTCGAGCTTCTCAAATAGCCTGAGAGTGTGATCAAGCTGTTGTTGGGTTACTGCATTCGTCATTACCTACCTCCTAGGTTTGCAGCGCGCCAACATTGGCGCCATCCCCAGTCCGTGGGCTTGCTGGCAACGGGCTGGAGAAACCTGCTGCATGAGCGAGTAAAGCTACTGGCCTTATGCCTTATCCGCCACTGGGCTTTTAAACAGGTTAACCCCGCATGTTGAGAACATTTTTATCCGCCCCTTACCGGGATGGCGGCCGAGGACCTATTGCCTTCGATTGTTGGGGGCTGTGCATCGCGGTTCGCCATCAGCTGCTGGGCCTGCCTCTGCTGCCCAGCCTGGGCGCTGTAGGCAAGGACCGGCTACGCGAGAACACCCACGCTTACCACGACCTGAAGCAGGGCATGGAAACGTGCCCTCCAGAGGTCGGCGCCATTGCGGCGGTGTTCCGTGGTGCGCTGTGCCTGCATGTCGGCGTGGTGGTCGAGGCTGATGGCAGGCTCAAGGTGCTGGACACCAACCCAGGCGGTGCACGACTGCGCACCGTCCGCGAGTTTGAAACTGACTTTCCAAGGGTGGTCTTCTACCGTGATCGAATTTTTCCCGAACACGATGGCCGGCGCGGGGTCGATGGTCACGTACACGACTGATCGGCGCATGACGCTGGAGCAATGGCTGATCGAGCAGTCGCCCAGCTACCAGCGGATGGAGTCGCCTCCGATCAGTATTGTGCTGAATGACGAACTGATTGAAGCGAAGCGCTGGCACAAGGTGGTTTTCAAACCGTCTGATCATGTCGAGATCTATCGCGAGCCCAAGGGCACCGACCCCTTCAGTATCACTTACGCCCTGTTTGCGGGCGCGAAGGCGGTGATGAAGATGATGGTGCCGAAGATGCCCGGCATGCCTTCGAACTCTACTGTGCAGGGCAGCCCCCTGACCGAGGCCAGCGCCAAGGGCAACAAGGTCAAGCTGGGCGACACCATTCGCCAGATCGCTGGGCACCAAAAGGTATACCCGTCCTACCTGGCTGAACCACGCACCTGGTTTGTTTCTCCACGGGAGCAGTGGATCGAGATGCTGCTGTACGTCTCGGCGGGCGATCTGGATATCCCTATCAGCAAGATCAAGGTGGGTGAAACTCCACTGATTTCGCTGGGTGCCGATGCCCGCGTGACTATCTATCCACCTGGTGCGGATGTGTCGGGCGATACCGCATCGATGCTCTGGTACAACGTGGCCGAAGTGGGAGCGAGTTCAAGCGGATCGGCTGGCCTGCAGCTGACGGTTTCGAACAGCATCACTCCATCGGCGCGGGCTTCGGCCTACCAGTTCAATGGCGATACCATCTCGATCCCTGCGGGAGCGGGCGCGTTCCCTGCCGACTGGGTCAGCGGCTTAGTGATTCGTGCGCTTGCTTACTACGAATACACGGTCATCGATGGCGGCGTGGGACGTGACATCGTCCAAGGCCCTCTGGTGATGCTCAATCCTGAAGTCGGCATGCCGATCGAGGTTGTGGGTACCAACGGCGGGCTGTACATCGTCAACAGCTACACGCCTTATGCGCCTGCAATACCGCCCGGCGCAGGTACCGCTTCTACGCTGCGCGGCTCCAGTGCTCCGTCGCGCTACGACTTTGATGTGGCGCCGTTGTCGCTCACCGTCAGCCGAGGCGGGACGGCATACCCGGTCACCCTGAACACTGCGACAACCGACCTTGCCGGTCTGGTGTCGGCGTTCAATTCAGCCAAGGGCGCTGCGCCATTCATTGCCAGCGCCTCGCTGGGCCGACTGCTGATCACGGAAACGTCCGCTTTTACCGGCCTGCCGCTGACATCGACGGACGCGACTCTTTTCGGAAGCAGTCCAGTCAGCAGCACCGGCACAGCGCCAACCAGCGGGTCGCCTGAGCACCCCGCAGAGATGACCTTGAACTATGACGGCGGCGCGCCTGCGAATGGCCTTGCGCTGGGCACTGGCTTGGCCTGCATTGGTCCTAGAGGGTTGCGGTATCGCATCACAGCCTCAGGTAGTTCCATTATTGAGGTCGAGCGTCTGACCTCCGCAGGTGCCGTTGATGAGGATTGGCCTGGGTTCAGCTATCTGGAAACCGTCAACAGCGTGATCAACCTCGACCCCTCCAGCCTGCAGGGTGGGTACCGCGGTCCCTTCGTCTGCAGCCCGGTCGGGGAAAAGGTCACCGCCATTGAGTATTCCGTCTTTGCGGCCAACGGCCTGATTGGTCTCGGAAAGAAAGGGGACATGTACGCTATTTCATCAGGCCACCAGTTTGAGTACCGGGATGCGGATGTGGCCGGTGCCTGGACGGTATTGTCAAAAGGGGTGAGTGGTGCTTCGCGTGACGCCATGGGCTTTACCTTCCGACACGAGCTGCCTTATCCAATGCGCCCTGAGTGTCGCCTCAAGCGCCTACCCAAGATCGGCGGCGCGAACGCTGACGAGGTCAACGACGACATGATGTGGTACAGCCTGCGCGGGCTGCGTCAGATTCGCCCAACCAGCTATCCGGGCATGACTGTCATCTCGGCCAAAATACGTGGTGCTGACCGGCTCTCAGCGCAATCAGAGAGCCAGGTGAATCTGGAGGCAACTCGAATCCTGCCACTGCGCAGCGGCGGCGCCTGGCAAGCACCTGCACCTACACGCGACATCGTGCCTTGGGTGCTGAATGTACTCAAATCGTTGGGCTACACCGACGCCGATATCGACCTTGAAGAGTTTGACCGGTTGCACGCGTCCTGTGTTGCCGATGGCCAGCTCTACGACGAGACAATTGATGCCTCAAGTATTGCCAAGGAAGCGCTGAACAATGCGCTCGCCTGCGGCTGGGCTGAGCTGACCATCGCTAACGGGCTCATCAGGCCAGTCCGTGATGAGCCTAGAGCCGTATTTGAGCGCGAGTACGGCCCTAAGACTCAAACCTACTCGCCGCAGAACATGACCACCGCCTTGAAAATCAGCGGTCCGCTTCCTTCGATCAACGACTTCGATGGTGTGGACGTTGAGTTTTACTCGAGTAAAAGCTGGGCATGGGAAACCGTTGAATGCCGATGGCCTGGTGATCTTGGGCTGAAGGTCGAGAAAGTAAAACTCCCTGGGGTGACTGATCGAGACCGCGCCTATCGGTGGGGTATGCGCCGCCGGGGGCACCAACTGTTCCGATCGGATACTTACACCTGGGCGACTACGCTGGCCGGTCGCAACTCGGGTTACTTGAGCTTTTGCGCGGTGGCCAGTGATACACCGGGGCTTTGTCAGAGTGCGCTGTTATTTGGCGTTAAGCCGGTCATTGGCGGGCTGGTACTGGAATCATCGGAGCCGCTGGATTGGTCTGCCGGCGGCGCCCACAAGATTGGCGTCAGACGCCTTGACGGTACGCTGTCTGGTCCATATCCAGCGACACAGGTTGATGACTTTCACGTCAGGATTGATGACCTGGACTTTGTTCCGGACACCAGTTTTGCGTTGGAGTCGCCACACCTTTTGTTCGGGCCAGAAAGCAAGTGGGCTTATCCGGTTTTAGTGACCTCTGCGGACCCATCCAATGGCAATGTCTCAATGAAGGGGATGCCCTATGACGGCCGTGTTTACACCTATGACCATGCGATGGCGCCGGACTGATAAAGGATCAAATAACCATGCTTGTATACCCTGAAGACCTGCCGACCCCGCAGCGGGAAGGGTATGGCTTTGATCCTGTCAGTCCGATGACCAGCACAAAGCTGGTGACCGGCCGATCCATCCAGCGCCGCGCCTTCGTCAGCACACCGACCGAGGTGCCGGTTACCTGGTTGTTTACAGCGGCTGAGGCCCAGTTGTTTGAAGGCTGGTTTGAGCATGTCTTGCTGTCTGGAACATTGCCGTTCGAGTGTCCGCTACTGACCCCGCTGGGGTTCGAAAACTACCGTGCGAACTTCGTCGATATCTACTCAGGCCCCGTGCTGGTGGGTGAGGACTTTTGGAAGTTTACTGCGCAGCTACGGCTGTTCAAGCGTCCATTGGTTGACAAGGATTTGGTGGTGGAAATACCGGACTACATCATTGATGCGGACATTTTCGACAGGGCCATGAACCAGGAGTGGCCAGAGACCAGCGAGTAACGCCTGTCCCGCCCACCTTCACCATCTTTCCACCGGCAACCCGCCGGGAGTATTTAAAACTCATCGCTTTAGACACCGCCTTATTTGCGGTGCCGAAAGCGTGCCTGCGAGAAAATCCGAATGGCCAACAATACCGGCAACCCGATCGGCTCCACCGCTTCAAAAGATTTGAGCGATAACGCCCAGAACCTGGACAAGTTTGCCAATGGCGATGACTACGAATACGCCGACCGCCTTGGGCGATCGCGCAAGAGCCTGAAATGGATCGAGGATGCAGCCCTGGCCATTCCGGCAATCGATGCGGCTGTGCGCTCTGAGCAACAAGCCGAGCGGGCACTTTCCGCGAAGTCTGATGCGGAGGCTGCGAGGGATGCGGCGCAGCTATCGGGGGGCGTTTATCCTGATGAAAC